GTGGGCGGTGTAGTCGTGGCCCGCGAACACCCCGCCCTGCTTCACCTTCGGCCACCACTGCTCCAGCGTCCGCCCTTCGTCTTGTCCGGTGTGGGCGTACCCATCCACATAAACCAGGTTGAAGATCTTATCGGTCATGTAGTAGCGGGCCTCTTCGAACGGCAGACGAAGAATGATGTTACGATCAGCAAATGGTGCTAGGAGGCGGCACGCCCCCCTGTACTCCTCATCACCGTGGTCTCGGTCCCCCGCCCACCGGTCGATGGAGTACAGCATTCTCATCTGCGGAGCAGCACCAAGAAGAGCCTCGGAGAACTTCCCACTGGCGACACCCAACTCTATCGCAATACCACCCGATGGGATAACCTCGGCCAGGTGAATGCGCTCCTTGATGTCTGTTAGCAACACTGGCATATTACTCTCCTTCGTCCTTGTAAATCATCCAGCTGCAATATCCATGCTTCGTAACGTGCAGCAATTCGGGATTCATCTTCTTCTTCTTCATGAACACCACGACGGCCTCGATCACACCAAAGGGGACACCACTCTGAGCCGCCTTGGCGACGTAGTCATGGCCCGCCATGATTCCCCCCTGACGAACATACGCCCACCACGCCTCCATGTCCGCGAGGCATCCCTCCTTAGTATGGCTTGCATCAATGTAGATGTAATCGATGGAAAACAAGGTGAACAGACGCACGGCCTTCTCCGACGATGCTCGCACAACACGAACACCAGGTCGGTACAGATTCCGAGCAACGACATCCAAGTAGATGCCGTCAAGCTCAGTCTGATCCAAGTCCGTATCCTGCTCCTCCTTCTTGCCCGTCACCCTCCAGTGATCGATAGCAACCGCCACATCAGGGCGGCAGCCGAGAAGCTGCTCGAAGTTGTACCCATACCGGACACCAACCTCGACCACCAAATGAGTCAGTGACGCCTCACGAAGGAAGAGAGGAACGTCCGCCCGCCTCTCAATCTGTTTCATTGCCGCAAGTGTAGTCATGCTGATCTCCTTCACACTTTGAATTTGTGGCGCCGGGAAGCCTGATGTTGCATGATAACCGCCTGCTCAGGGTCAACCTGAGGCATTAGCACCTCACCACTTGGCGTGGGTGTTAGCTTTGAGTACTCCCAGGGCATCTCCATCCACTTCAACTCCGGGACCAGCAACAGAACGTCCTCCAGAACACGTTGGTCCCAGGCCATCTGATACGGATTTCTGAAATCCCCATCTATCATTGCCTTGTTCCGCTTTGCCTGTTCTGTACACCATAGATCGATAAGCTGATCCACGGCGGGGGAGGCCGCAAAGAACATGCAATTAGATGAGAGCTGGTGGTCACACTTCTTACAGGTGAAGAACACAACAGCGAAATCATAGTCGCGCGGCTGGTCGAAGAAGAGCGACGGGAACTTCATCATGCTCGCATCCACATCAAGGTACAGCAAATCGTGATGTGGGTAGGCCTCCCGCATGTCACGGACAAACGGGCCACACATGGAGCAGTTCAATACCCACGGCATAGGCCTTGGCAGCTTCTGTTCCGATTTCGCCAGCGACGGCCGTTCCTCTATCACGCACTCCAGGCCCTGGGCCTCGACGCCGGCTTTCATGTCCCTGGCCATCTTTGGGTAGTCGCGGTCCTTGGTGTAGTACCCAACCACCAGCAGAGGCCGAAGCGTGGTGAATTCCTTCCGAGGAAACACATTCAGGTTGCCGCCCACTGTTGCATTGTATATCTCAGTGGGAAGATCAGGTATGGCAGCGATGGCGGTGTAGGAGCCAGCAGCACGGTCATCGAACTTCTGGAACTTGGTGTCCCGTGCACCCTGTTTGTAGAAGTACCCGGCGTCGGTGCAGTCACAACCGATGAGGTACGCCTCCTTAAACCCAGCCCAACACACGAAGGGCAGCACCACCTCAGGGATTACATTCCATGCCTTGCATACAGACTTAGATATATCCCAAGTGAAGCCACCCTCGGCTACGGTGGTTGATGTATCGAGCGGGATGACTACGACAAGGTTATCCCCAGGGTAATCCGACCCCACCATACCGTTCGTGCCAGTTGCACAGACGACCTGTGTATCCATACCAGCGTATAGCTTCTTCACCTTCGGCCACAGCGCCCGGTCCCCGATGCACATGTATGTCGGGGCGAAGCCCAGAGCCTTGTAGCTCTGGTTCACACAGATTGTCGTTTCGTTTTCGAGCCAGGAAAGGTCCATGCCCTTGATGGAAGGCCCGCTGGCCACCACGAAGCACCGCTCGCCTTTGTGCTTATTCCTCAGCCTGCTGATCGGCGGAACTGCGCTGGCTCTAGGACTATGAGGAAAACGCGGAACCTCGCCGGGAGGATTACTGCCCATCTTCATCTTGGACAAACCAGGATCATCTTCCCTCGGCCGTGGGGGAGGCTTGGCCACTGGCTCCGCTTTCTTTGCATGTTCCTCAACCAGTAGAAACTTGTCTGGGAATGCTTTGGCGAGTGCCTCGGTGGTGTCGAACACATCTCCCATTCTGTAAACACGATCACCTTCTCTGTGAACACCACACTTAACTCTCAACCGCATGACTGCTCCTTCCTGAACACTCATCTCACCTATGTATAGTCAAAGCCGCTTGCTGCGTCCCATCGGAGGACGGCGTACCCAAAAAACGAAGCACTGTTCTCCTGTCGGGTTTGCCAGCCGCGCCCAAGAGATGCACCGTTCACTATGATTGCGCCGGTCGGCCAAGTGTTCGGCATGGGTACCTTGGTCCCGTAGTACAGAGTGCTGTATTGTATTGCCGCCGCGCTGGTCGTTGTGTCCCAGAGAGTCAGTACGCCCTCTGTGGCGTCGTCGCCGTGGTTGTCGAACTCCGGCGTCATTGAGCCGTATGTGGTGGCAATAGCACCCGCGTACCAGTCAATCTCGCGTGAGCAATGCGTCGGCTGACTCGATAGACGGCCCTTGGCCCGGCGGCGGACTGTTGCTGCTCCCCAGTCGGTGGCCGTGTTGCGTAACACGCCCGTCCAAGCATGAGGCATATACCATGCGGCCGGGGCGCCCCCATTGGGCCAGCCCGCCTCGGCGGCCGCTTCCGCTGCCGCCTGCGTGCTGGCGGCCGCACCCCCCGCATTGGCATCTGTGTCATGGTCCGCACTCCACTCGAACACCGGCCGCGTCCAGACCAGGACGTTCAAGACTTCCTGTAGATCCTCGAACAGCCACGGGCCGATGATGTCGCCCGCCACAATCTTGCCGCTGAGATCAGCACCAGCATCATCAGGATGTGTGGTGTACCTTCGCCAGTCGCTCGTACCCAGCCCCGCAGCGGAGAACACAGCCGCAAGGGTGGCGTACATGCTTACCGAAGCCTTACCATCGTAGTAGTCGTCTGCGCGTTGGCTTCCAGCGGCGTGTGATGCAACGAAGCTCGTCAGGTTGGCCTCAACCCACGTCTGCATCGCGTTCCAGAACGATGCGAGTTGAACGTCGTCCCCCGCAATCTTCAGCGCGTCGCCGCCAGCACCAAGTGCCAGCTTCCGCTCGTTCACAGCCTTCTGAAAGTCCGTCACGTTCGTAACAGAATGCCAGTCCTGCGCCGGGTCGCCGTCCCAATCTGTGATGGACCATGCCATCAGTGAGCCCTCACCCAGTCCATACCAACTGTACTAGCAGTGAGCATCTGCAGGACTTGGTACTGGTCGCCTGAGCGGTAGCCAAGGCCACTTGTGGCGTCGTAACAGAACGCCCCAACAGCCGCGGCCTTCCAATCCAGCAGCCCGCTGTTCATGTATAAGATGGTGTTGGCGGCGCCCTTAACGTGCCATGCAAGCTCCCCGCTGCTGACATGTAGGAGTGATTCGTCCGCGCCCTTGGCGAACCACATGGGTAGCGAGCCCTCATCGTCCATTTTCAGCAGCGATTCGGCAGGCCCGCCCGCCAGCCGCACCCAAACTGACGGATCGCCAGGCGCGCCGATAATGATCGCGCCTTCCGAACAGGTGCAGGTATCCGTGTCGGTGTGGACCACGCCGTCAAGCAGCGTGTGCGGGTCAACGATGAGGTCCGTCAGCGGGAGGTAGTATTTCTTGTCAGCCTCATCAGCCCATTCTGTCATTGCCCTACTATGCCCAACAGTGTCCCCGCGATCAAACCAGCCACCAATAACAAGGTACGCTCCACTTTCCGGCTCTGACTCTGACAGCGATATCTCCTGCCCAGAGGAATCGGAGGAAGTCATCCCACCTTCGATGCTGTACCAAGCCGCCGAGTCACCGTAGTTGTCCTCAATGAAGTCATCAGTATCAATGGCATCGGACACGCTGCCGTACTCTGCAGTCGTGACAAGGTGCGTTGGCAGAACAGCGTGCAGATGTGATACAATAGGCCTCCCGCTCGGCGGGTCGTCTACAAACTCCGCATCAAGAGTATACCCCTGCGAGCCCGACACCCATGTTTCGGAGCCGATACAACCCGACTGGTACAACTCCCCGCTCTCCGGCGCTTGGATGTCACCAATGTAGATAAGGGGCAACAGAAACTTGTACATGACCACACCGTTCGGTTCTGGTATCGCATACATGAGGACGACGCGATCACTTGAACTGTAAGCGTTCTCCCACCCATTCCATTCCACAGCGTACCCAGAAACTGTTGTTCCCGACCGCCCACCATCAACAGCCACCCACTCTGATAAATCATCCAACTCCACCTCATGCCAAGCGTAATATCCTGCATCCTCGCCTGTGATCTTGGCGTAGAAGTATTGGACAGATTCATGAGGTAAGTTCCCGGCCAACATATCGATATCCAGCCCAATGGTCACACCATTAGACGACTGTGATACCTGCACCAGCCCATCACCCGTAATGGACTGTAGGGCGTTGATGGCGTCTACCATCTCATTGAGCTTGTCGCGGACGCTCTTTGTGCCGTGTTGGAATTGGTCAATCATAGTTGTCAGCTCGCATCTTCGACAATGTCAAGCACAGCAAACACACCCGTGCCCAACGTGCCAGTACCTGCCGTCACAGTAATGACCACCTCCAGCACGTCATCGGCCACCAGCGTTGCCGTGTCAATCGAACCGGCCACCAGTGCAAAGGCAGCGTCGCCACTATCGAGATCGAAGGCGGCCGTCAGTATAGAGACGCCATTCTTCTCGAGGTCGATGGTGATTATAGAGTCGCCAATGTTGGCTACCACTGAACCTGCCTGGATGCTCTTGATGAGACCCGTGGTGCCTATCACCACATGCACCACACGATCCTCGGCCGCTGCTGTCGTGCCTGACTCCTGCTCGTACATAACGCGGTGCTGATGCTCCATCTTGGTGTAGACTATGCCAGCCGCCGCGCTGATGTGAGCGTTAGTGATGCTGCCATCACCAGGAGTTAATGCACCAGTGCATCGGAAACCCCCCCGAACGAGTACGTCACCATTTATTGTCTGCACATCAGCCATACCGCTTCTCCTCTATAAATTCAGGCCATTGAAGTTGATCTCTTTGTACACCTGTATGGTCTTCTGCCCCGTACCCTGTATCAAATCATGGGGAGGCTTGCCGTCATCTGGGTTGATGAAGATGATCGTCTGGTCCCATGTGTCCTCTTGGTATGTCATTGTGTAGACTACGGTGTATGTCTCGCCGTCATTATCAGAATTACCCACAATGCTATTACAAATCCAGGTCCGTGCAGCAGCAGCCGGGTCCATTGACCAAGCACCAGAATTGACCTTCCCCACATACGACCTGCTCTTTGTACCGGGGCTACTCTCCTCAAGCCGAGTGACAACAATAGTGGATTGGGGGTACAGCTTCGGAATCTTGCCGCCTTGTGTTCTGGGCTGCCCTCTGTTCCTATCATTCAGTTTGTAGTCGGCGGGGTATGTGTACAGTACAGAAACCTTGTTGTCCTCAAAGTCCTTGTTCGTACTTACCTGGGAAGTGGATGCGCCGATCTTGGTTTTGGTGTGCTCAGAACTGTCAGTGGGGTCCTCTTCTTTGTACACCACCCTCACCTGTATAGCACTAGACGACAGCGCTTCCGGTTGGAACTCGGTCAGTTTGCATGCAGCCAGTGCGGGGTGGGCAGATCGTATATTCCCCGTGCCTGAAACACCACCAGCACCAGCGATCACAGTGTTGACGGCCTCGATGATCCGCTCGTAACCGTCACCAGTAACACCAGACACAGTTGCGATACGGGTCAGTTCCCATCCATCTATGGTCTTGCGGCCGCCCGCCCCATCTACAATGTCAAGGTAGATCATATGAGCCCCTCCTTCTTGAGAATCTGTTGTATCCCAGTGTCAATTTTCTCAAGCACCGTCTGACTCTGCGCCAATTTGTCAACTACAGGATTCGCTTTGTCTGCCCCCATGTTCATGCCCTTCACATCTACTAATGACGTTCTGATCGCTCTGAACTCACCAGTCCTCAGTGCGGACTTGCTCGTGGTGTCCTTTGTTGCATCCTCCAATCTCTTCCTTGCGGCTATCACCGCCCGCTTGTACATTTCCCACCCACGCTTGCCCGCACCCAATGCACCAGCGCCTTGCAGTTTATTCAGGCGGTCGATCTCATCTGCGTACTTCTCAACTGGTGTCTTCAACTGCTCCGTGAGTCGTGTACCTTCCCTCAGCAGGTTCTGTTGTGTTTCCCTCGCCTTTGCGGCGTCGCGGGCCTGCTGTACCTCTTTAATCTTCTGAATCATCTTGTCAAGCTGCGCCGTGGTTACATCTGCATTGTTCCACAATGCGTGGAGCATAATGTCAAGGTCCGTGTTACCCGCCAGTGTTGCCAGTTCAGAGTCTAGACCAGCCATTGATTCCTTGATCTGATCTGTAGCCTTTGCTCCGGCCTCCAACTTCATAATCGCAGCATTGAGCGTCCTGGCCGTGGCCAACTGCGCTGCCGATGCTCCATTCAGTTCCATCTTGTATATGGCAACTTGGCGTGCCGTCTTGCCGAACGTATCATGCGCCGTTATCAATGCTTCGATTGTGTTCGCCACCGACTCCTTCGTGAAGTCCGGCATTGTAACACCGGGCTGTTGCTTCTTCTGCAATCCAATCCTGTTCTGTATTGTTATCAGCAACTTCTCGTTCTTCTCGACCTGCTTGTCAAGCGAGGCGATCTGTTGTCTGGCATTCTGCTCGCCTGCTGCCTTTGCATTCAGCAGCATCTCCCTCTGTTGCTTCTGTATGGAGAGCATCTCCAACAGTGCTGTCTTTTGCTTCGCCAGATCACTAGTCCCTTTGAAGGCCTGCTGTGCCCTCGAGTACCCTCTGGCCAAATCACCAAACCTCCTACTGCTCGCAGCTACCTCATCCATCTGTCTCTTTGCTTTTGCACAGGCATAAGCTGCATACATAAAGCCCGCCGCCAGCGCCATCACCGCGCCCATAGCAACAGCCATCGGAAGAGCGGCCGCGGCAGCAGCCATCGCATTGGCAATAAGAGCAGCAGTGTGTGCTGTAGTGGCGGCTGTTGCTAATGCTCTGCTGGCAGCCTGCCCCATCATTGCGCCCAAGTTAACCAGCGTCGCCGCTGTGTTACCTCCAGAAACAGCGGTATTCGCCCCCACAATAGCAGAATTACCAGCGGATGCAGTACTGGAGGAGGTAAGAGCACCCACAACACCAATCAGAGCGCCCATTGCTCCAAGCGTTACTGCTGCGTTCCTCGCCCTTGCTGCTGTATTGATATGGATAGCAACGGTGTTCATGGTTGCCGCAGCACCTGCATTGGCGTAGGAGGCGGCTTGGGCGGCGTTGGTCTGCACCCCCACAAGCGTCACAGTTGACTCCGCTGCCTTCGCCGCTGTGTTGGCCAGCGTTGCAGTTCGGAATATGGAGATGGCAGCAGCAACCCCGTGGTATGCCATCCCCATCAACTGCACCAGCATAATGAGAGGACGGGCCACCAGGGTAAAGGCCACTAGCCCCAGCGTGACCTTAGCGAGTGTTCCTATCAATCCAGAGTTGGCTGTGACAAAGGATGTGATGCTTTGGACACCAGATGCAAAGTTACGTATCCATGCCCGCACGCCATCACCGTTGGCGCGAAAGCTCTCAGTCAGTTGAATAACGGTGGGCATCAACGCTTGGCCAAGATCAACCTTGAGGTCCTGTATCAGCATGCGAAACTGGTTCAGCTTGAATCCCGGCGTGGCGACCATCTTCTGGAAGGCCTCCTCATTCTTGCCTGCAGGGTTCGCCAGCAACTCCACGTCAACCTTGAGGCCCCTAAGGTCGGAGGACAAGGCAGCAATACCAGTTGCAGCCCTGCTCTCTGGTATGATCCCCATGATCTGTTCGAGGTCCATGCCCTCAAATTGCTTCATTGTAGAAACGATGTCACTCATTCCCGCAGGGAAGGAACGCATAACAGCCAACAGTCTTGTTGTCGAATGAAAAGCGTTGAGGCCCTGACGAGTCATCGTCGCCAGTGCTGCACCCATATCCCCAACACTCATTCCTGCAGCCTTAGCCATTGGTGCAACACGACCAACAACGTGACCCAACTGTGCGAACGTAATCTTGCCGCGTTTGACAGTGGCGAACAGGGTGTCACTCACCATCGCTGCCGACGTTGCCTTCAACTGGTAGGCATTAAGAATACTGGTGATCGCATCCACAGAGACAGCAGCATCCGTCACACCAGCAATCGCGGCCTTTGTAGAAACCCTCAGGACCTCCATTGCATGGGCAGGTGCGATGGAGGCAGACAGGATATCGTACATACCCCTCGCCAGCGCCTGTGTAGTCTGGCCGAACTCCAAGGACAATGAACGTATGCCCTTGCGGTACTCACCAAGGAACTGAATGGCAGGGCCCGACAGCATTGTACTGACCTCTGCCATCTGCTTCTCGAACGCCTCGGCTGCAGTAGTGGCAGCCATAATGGCCTTGCGGGCCAGGTAGAAACCAATACCGCCCACCATCAGCGTTTTGAGGTTGAACAGCCTACCACGAAGTGCAGTCACACGCCGAGTCGCCCCGTCCATTGTTCTGTTGAAGGAGCCGGCCCTTGCCTGCAGAACTACATTGAGGGTCTCAATTGTGGAGGCCATGTATCACTGCCTTTCATCCGTGTCCTGCTGCTCCTCTACACCAGCCCACTTCTGTTGCTGCGCCCGCTTCGCCAGCCGTGCGTTGTGCTTTGCTGCAAACGCCTGGAAGGCACGCACCATTGCATTATCATCTTGATGCACGGACTCCTCGAACTCCATAACCCAATCTGAGGGCTTGCTGTGCTTGGAGCCCCTGGCCAACTGTATATTCAGGAGAGGGCTTGCGATTGTACCAGCACGCAAGTCTGCTCGCTCCTCTCCCCAAGGTTCCTGTTGGTAGTACTCTTCCCATTCAACAAGCTCCAAACTGGTCATACGGCGGAGCAGATCGCCAACTGTCATACCCAGGGCCAGTGCTAGTCGGAAGATGAATCGGCGGCCTGGGCGCTCCCGGAGTTTCCCGCTAATATCTCAGCAGCTTCCTCGTCCATACCAGAAAGCCGCTGGGCAACACTGACAACCCGGTCGACAGCGGCTGCGTTCTTCTTGCCGAGCGCGCCCGCGTCCGCGTCCTTGAAGATGCGCTTGCCCGCCTCATCCACAACGACGCAGACCGTCAACTTGGCCTTGGCGTTTGCCATGTTGGGGGTGAACTCGGTGCGGCAGCCCCCTCGCTTCTGGTCGAACATGGATTGCTCGTAAGCATCCTTTTCCGAGGCCATCATCGAGGTGACCCACACCGCACCGCCCCACTCGGGGACTTCCACCATCTCCCGCTTGAGATCGTCACGCGCCAAGATTTCCTCTCGCCCTAGCACCTTACTCATTTGCATTCTCCTTCCCAAAGGAAACACAGAACATCAGAAAGCGGCTTCTACAGCTACGAGGCCGCCGAAAACGCGATTGCACCAGAGACCCGGATCGACACAGTCTGGGTCATAGCGCCATCCATCGGGATGTCGCCATCCGAGGTCTTCACGTACCCCGTGAACACCACGGTCGAGCTGTCGGGCAGCGTGACAGTCCACTCCTCTGCGCCGTCGCCAACAGCGGAGACCAGAGTATCCGTATTGTCCTTCTCGTACAGAAGCTCCAAGGACATCTCACCGCTGTCCACCAGGTTGGCGATGAACTCCCTGCAGTCGTCGTCCGAGTCCATCGTAGTGACTTCGATCTCGCCTGCATCCATCGAGGGGAAGGATGCCTTCGTGATCTGTGCAATTGCGCCTGATGTCGCACCTGCCAGCGTTGTTCCCTTGCCCGAAATTCCATCGCTTACTGCCATAATGTTTCTCCTCTAAGTAGTCTGCCTCAATCTCACAAGGCCGTTGACCGTGAACATTTCACGTCGGCCATCCTCAACCTCTTGCCCCAGCGGCAAAGCTGGGCCCGAAAGTACAATGTCATTGACGACGAACACCTCGCCATCAATGCTTACCTCTTCTTCGCTGACCGCATCCAGCCGCTCCACAACTGCCTGCACCTTTGCCCAGCCCTCCACATAGTCTGAGCACCTCACCATTACCTGAAAGCCGTACGTCACCACCTGCGTGCCATTGGCAACACGACCATCCACCATACCCGTAGTATCGAACACAGCAGCGGCGTTGTTCTTGACTGCAGAACCCTCAGGCAGCGCTGATACATAGATGGGCCATTCATCACCGGACAGAGGGCCAAAGAACAGCGGTGACGATCCGCCCATCAACAGCTCCGCGAGAATCCTCGATGGTGGTAGTGTCATCGTCTGCTTGCCTCCTTCCGGATGATATCCATCATCTGCTTTCTCTTTTCTCTGGCGGGCCGCTCAAGGAACTTCGCTGTCTTGCCCGGCTTGTGCCTGTTCGTCAGTATCTCATGGACATAGATTCCATACAGTGCAGTGTAGAACACATACACAGATGTGTCCAGCCCTTTGCCCCTCGCTTCTGTACCAGCTGAGTTCTTCAATGTACTGAACTCTACAGGCACAATCTTCTGGCTCTCGCGCTGCAAAAACAGCCCGGCCCGTTTCAAGCCGCGCTCCAGGCCTGTAGCGGTCGTCGTCTTCATCCACTTCAGGCGGCTGATCGCACTCTCGAATCCCTTGAGTTTTACCATTACGGGCATAACGCCACCTACAAATACGCTGTTCTCAAGTACTCAGTCACCTTCAGGTTCGGTAGCTTCGAGAACTGCTGTATCTCAAACACATCTGCCGAGTCCCGCGGGTCTACTGGGAATGTACTGACTGATACATCCGCCAGCAGCCCAAGGTACAACAGTCCGCCAGTCTTCACATCCTGACTGACATACACTTTGGATTTTGAGATTTGCTTTGTGCCCTTTGCATCTATGAACTCCTCGACCACGTCCTCCCAGCGGCACATGATCGCAACTGGTGTTGCGGGTATCGGCCGACCGAAGGCGTCGAAATGCTCCGTCTCAGGTGCCCAATACACCACATCCTGCTTCAGCATCTTTGTTATGATGCTCATTCGTCTTCCTCGGTGGTGGCCTCAGTACCAGCCCAAACCACACCCGGTGTTACTGTAGCGCCCTTCTGATTGTTCAGGGCAGTCAGGCTACCAGCCGTGTCCAGCATCATCGCTTGCTGGCCATAGATGGTAACCGCCAGATTCAAGTCGACCTTGTACTGGTAGTTCACACTCACGCCCGCCTTCTCTGCCGCGGCACGTGGGTCACGTATGGCCACAAAGTGGGCAGCAAGCCACGTCTCGATTAGTATGAGACGGGCGTCTGTGTAGTCGGAGTCTGTGCAAAGCTCCGTCACCAGCGCGTTCGCAACATTGATGAACGGGTCGAGGTCCGTGAGCGACGAATCAACCTCAAGTATGCCTCGAATCAGTGCATCCGTTGTTCGTACTGCCATAGGTCAACTCACTTTCCAAGCGGGCCGATAAATCGGTCAACCATACGGGCGACGGCAGTTGCCACAACTACTGTACTAATCAGTATAGCCCAGACCGACCGACCCATCTTCACACCGCCCCTGATCTCGTTCAGTGTAGTGTCCACCTTGGACTTGGTAAGGCATGTCGCTGTGTGGATGGATATACGATCATCTAGCCTCTGCTCTACACGAGATGCCACCGTCTCGCCTACCGTGTACGCGATGTCTTTGATCACAGCCTTCTGGCCCTGTGTGAACGCCTCGCCATTCATATTCTCTTCATTCATTACCGTTGCCCCTATTCTGTAGTAAGAATCTGCTTCCGAACCGTCATTGCACCATCCATCAGCACCAGTATCTTTTCTGCTGCTGTTGTCACAACAAATTGAGCACGGTAGTTGCAATCCTGTTGCTGCGGAGAAGTGGTCAGCTTCGCCGTCTGCGCCGCTGTCAGAATGGCTGTCAACGTCACAGTGGTTCCATCCACTGCAATTGTGGCCACAACCTCCAGCTCTGCCGCTGTAGTGGCACCCTCATAGCTGCGAGTGGACAACAGACGCAGAACTGCGGTGGCGTTGGTCAGCGATGGACCACTGTAACCAGTGACGATGTGCTCAACCTCTCGATCCGTTGGGTAATCCTCACTGGCATAAATGGTGTATGTCCTCAGGCGTATCGCGGGGCCCACGTAGCTGGCCAAGTTTGCACCAATGGTATCAGTCTTGGCCTTGACCGCTTGGAGCTGCCCGCTCGCAGCTGTCACAACGTCACCAGCAACACCCAGAGCCGAGCGTATCTGCTTCTTCTCATCTGCAGTCCAGTCTACCTCACCGTCACCAGTGATCCACGCCACGTCACCACGATCTCTGATTGCCTCCAGAGAATCAGTGGATGCCCACGTTGCGCCCTTGATTTCAGTGAAGGCATCAGTCATCTCTTGCATTGTGGGGCTGTCATACGTGACAAGCGATGACATGCAAGCTGCGGCGACTGCGGCAGCATCAAGTGTGCTGGCACCGTCAGTACCTTTCATATCGCTGTTCGTTGTAGTGGTATCGACCAGCACCACACCAGCTACCTTACTGGTTGATGGATTGTATCCCACGTCCGCGAAGTGCTTAAGGTCGGTCGCGCTCTGCGTATCGCCCTCGATCTGGACGGCGTCGGCCTGGAGGTAGTCGGTCCCGAGGACGATGGAGTCGAAGACGTTTGCCGGTACGACCATGAAGTCGCGCCAGACCGGCAGGGCCCCCGATTCATGCACGGCGACGATGAGTCGCCCGAGCGTCCCCGTGTCGGTCGTCGATAGCGGGGCGCGATACCAGCCGCCGGCGTCGTGCGCGGCGGCGGAGGCGTCGCCTTTCTGTGCGAAGGCGGCTCCGTTCTTGCTGAGCTGCACGTCGGCCTGCGAGATCGTCAGGCCGGTCTCGGCGGTCTTGCCGTCGGTCTCATCGACGAACGGGCCAAGCTGGACGGTGACCTCTGTGGATTGCTTGAGGTATTGCATCAGGCAGTTCTCCCGCGAGCGTAGTAGTAGGAGCGTCCGGCCGCACCGCTGGACGGGAAGAAGTTGTCGAACTCCAGCCAGCACGCCATGTTGGGCCCGCGAAAGATGCCCGCGAGCGACGTGCCCACGCGATCAAAGACCGGGTAAGTCGCGGTCGTGCCGTTGCCGATGAAGCGCATCAGCTCGCCGCGCCGCGCGATGTCGCCACCGGCGGCGAGGGTCGTCTTGCAGACGTTGAACTGGATGGCGTTGCGCAGGCTGGTCCAGCCGTAGTTCGCTCGGTCCTCGCCGAACAGCAGCGTCTCGTCGCCCTCGCGCATGACCAGCATCGGACTGCGGCCGACCCAGATATGCGGGCTGCCGTCAACGCCGTCGGTGCGTTCGATAGTGGACTGGTTCTCCCAGCCGGTCGGGGTCTCGTCGATGGTCAGCCAGTAGCCCCACGTAGGCGCGGCGGCTTGATGTCGGCCGACCAGCGTGAGCACGCCGGCGGATTCCTCGGCCCCGACCATCTCGGCAACGGTCGTAGCCGCAGCCGAAAGCGTTTCGACGTGCCAGTTGTCCGCGTCCAGTAGATCGGCCGATGAGCTGGCGTCGGTCCAGAGAAGCCCCAGGCGCTGCTCGCCGCCAGTGTGGAACGGGTAGACCAGCCGCCCCGACGCCATGCGGACAAACGGCCGCGAGCCGCGAAACTCCCAGGGGTCTTCGCCCCGTAGCCCGGCGGGCCAGAATGCGGGCGTGCTCAATTCAAGCGGGGCACTCCACGTTTCCCCCTCATCGGAGGATGTCGCGACCACGGGGACCGCGCCATCGGACGCATTCTCGTTGATGGGGTCGTAGCCGTCGTACCATTTGCGGGCCAGCAGCGTCAGCACGCCGGAGGCGCTCTCGATCATCGACGCCTCAAACCAGCCGTGGGCGTTGCCCGCGTCGCTGTGTGCGAACATCGGCCCGCCGCCGCCAGCCTCGCGCTCCGTCCAGATCAGGCCGTCGTCGCTCTCGAACTGCCGGAGGTCATAGTCGCGGTCCGGGTCCAGCTCCAGCAGTTGGCTGGAGAGTATGACGACACGTCTGCCCGTGGCCGTCGAGGTCCATGAGGCGCAAGGCGCAAGATTTCGCGTGGGCGTGTCCTGGTCGGGGCTCCAGACGATCGGGGTGATAAGGGCCTCGTCGGAGGGCAGCGCCTGGTCCTGCTCGGCCCAGAATCGCCGGATGTACGTCTGGCCGACGTGCATGAGTATCTTGGCTTCGGCGCTGCCAGAGCATGAGGAGAACGCCAGGGCGTAGAGGTTGGACGAATACAGATTGGCGTCGGCCGTAATTGTCGCGTGCCATCCGGCATGGGCCTCGACAGTTGCGGCGAGGTCGCCGGTGTAGGCCGAGTCCGTCAGTGTGTGATCGAATGTCGGCGAGCCCTCAGCCGCGCCATTCTCGTAGAGGTAGAGATGTCCGGCGGACAGTTTGACACTATCCTGACCAGCCGAGGCGTCGCGCCAGATACGCATTGCGTGGCCCGACTGCGGATTGAGCTTCAGCTTGGGGGTGATGCTGTCGTCCGTGCCGTAGGCGTCCACGGTTCCGCACCACAGCGGGAACGGCGTGCCGGAGACAGCCCCCGCGATCATGTTGCCGTACTGCGCCCACACGATCCACGTCGAGGTTCCGGCGGTCGCGGCGATGCACTCGTAGACGAGCGACAGGGGAATCTCGCCGGGGTCCAGCGAGGACATCGGCGGCGTCTGGAGATAGCCCCAGGCCGCCCCCAGGTCTATCCAGTCGCCCCCCGCTTGGGGTTGCAACTGGATGAGCATGTCGTTGGCGGATTCGTTGAGTACGCCTGTTCCCGTGCGGCCGTAAAGCCGCATGGTGAGGAGGCCCCAGCCGTCGTTCGTCGGGTTCGTGGTGTGGGCCGTGAAATGCAGGCACGCCGATGGGCACGGCCCGATGGTGATGTCCAGACCGATCGTCATGCCCACGGCAATCGGGTAGGCGGCTGTTGCGTGCTCGGCATCGACCGGGTAGATGGCGCGGACCGGATCGCCGTCGGCGGGGTAGCTGCTGTAGAACCGCCCGTCGCTGATCTGGGCGTCGCCTGAGACGTACATCCGCAGACACCCGGCCTGGCGGCCGTCGTAGTAGTCGGCGACAGGCTCCACGCCGAAGTCGGTCTTAAAATGAATGGCCATGCTAGGCGTCCCTTCGCTCGGCTGTTCGCAACGTCTTGGCGTTGACAATAATCACTTGCGGCCCACCCTTGTCTCCAGCAGTCCTGATATACACGCCCTCTTCTTGAGACGCTTGACTGTGCGATGGAGCCCCGGCTCTACACCATCAGCCCGCGCCTTCTTCTGCATGATATTCTTCCATCCCTCTTCGCGGTCCATGTCCATGCCAACACGCCAGTCAAGCACCTTGCGTCTGGCGCGGGCCTTCAAAGCAAACCACCCCAACCCCAGCCCAAGCAGAGCGATGGTAGTCACGACCCCCCCATCCATGACTACAGAACCTATCTGGAGATTCGTACCACCACCGCTCTGCTCCTGGGGCCCGCTGCTAGCAATCTGGTCCTTATCCGGTGAGGCCAGTTGCACGGCGTCGGGTTGGACACACCCGCACGCCAAAAGCAACGCAAGATGTAGGGGCCATCTCTTCATGTTGTCAGAGCCCGATAATGAGTGGCAGCAGCTCCACCAGCCTGGCCGCAATGTTCGCCGTGATCTCACCGGCGAGTTTCATCTGCTCGACGCGCGCCTCGGCTTCTACCAGCGTCATGCCCTTCAGCTCTTGTGCCGCTGTTATCAATGCTGGAGTCAACGCAGTGACCACGTCAGAAACATTGATCTCGATTGTCTCAGCAGAGAAGGCCACCTCCCCGGGATTTGGCACTGGTGTGTACTTCACTCCAGTGGCACGCACGTTCTTGGGGCTGGACAGGAATGAAATGCCTGCCGGTGTTGGCATCGCCATTGTGGTCACAGGCCCAGGCGTGATTCCGTAGATGCCCTTGGTGTCGACATTGGCAATGGTGGCACCCAGCCCCAGGTACGCCGCGGTCAGGTTGCCGTCAGGCGATATCCTTCCGGCCGACGCCGTGCTCGTGGTCAGGTCAACACCGCTGTCAACCTTCGTCTGGTTCCAGGTGCTGCACCCCACCGTCATCATGGATAGTGCCAGCACTGCTACCCACAGAACTCTCAGTGGCTTCATTGTGTTGCTCCTTCCCGAAATGGTCCTGCAACGATTCCTTGGGGAACAGGTCCAGCCTACTCCCATCTGTTACGTTGACAATGCTTGCCTCAGGAAACATACGCGGCAGGTCACGGGCAACGTAACCAAAGTTCTTCAGGAACTTCTCATAGACTTCCGGCTTGGGTTCATCCAACCTCTCATCGTGATAGTTCGCTTTGCCATCCACAAGGCACATATCGAACCCAAGCAGTAACACCCTGCTCGCGCCCATGATGAGGGCCAGGTTGACTGCAGACGCGCCTGTATTTGTGTTCCAGCCAAGCGTATCCACGGTTCCCAAGCCTCTGGGCTTCCGCTTCATCCTCAGCAGCCATGAATCCTCACAGGTAGCCCGCATGTATGGATTGTTCGTCACAACCGGGTTCTCAAACGCCACCAGCTCCTTGTAATAAGCGTCGTAGAACTTCTGATCCCCGAAAATGCACACATCGCACACATCCTCACCGAGTCTGTATGCGACGTTGCATCCCACCGTGGGCTTGTTGTGCAGCAGTGGCCAGTGGAACGTCTCCAGCGACAGGCCGCCGCCGATGACATACACATCCTGTCCAGCCCAGATTTGTGGAGGGGCCCAGTCGTTCATGGCAACCTATTCCTCCAGGGCTTCCTTGATGAACTTGAGGACGGCGGTCTTCTTCTTGAGGTCCGTCGTATTGAGGGCCTTGGACGGGTCGTCGATGTCATAGACATAATACAGCCCGTCATTCTTGAAGACCTGGAAGTCCTCGTCCATCGCGCTTGGGTAGAACTTGGTGACGTCACGCCCTCTTGCTGCCGGTGCCTTTGCTACTGGTGCTTTGGCGGCAGGGGCGGCGGCAGGGGCGGCCACGTTCGCCTCAGGGGCGGATGGGGCGGCGTCCTTGGGGTCTGCGGTAGGCTTGGCCACATCCGCAACAGGCGGCGACGAGCGTGCCGGTTCTGGCTTCTTAGGTGCGGGTGCTTCATCGGCATGAACGCGCTCGAACGCCTGGGGGAACACCACAGTCAGGTCCGTTGAGGATTCGACTATGCTTCCCTTCTTATGCTCCTCGCCGGCGGCGTCTACAAAAGCACCGCCGAGTACTCTGTATCTCTTCATCTTGCTGCTCCTTCCCATTTGTAGTTCGACGCCGGGAGAACTACACATCATGCTCTCCCGGCGTCACACACCCGCCAGAGTGCTGTCTACGCCGTAGCGCCGTGAACGATGCCGGTCCTGGAGTTCTGGTCCGCCCGAATCTGCGGAACCATGATCGTCATGACCTTGAAGTTGAGCTGCATGCCGCCCCTGGTCTCCCACTGCACGGTGGTGATCTCCATGCCATTGACCATGCGGATGACGTCCGTGGTCATCTGGACGAGGACGATAGTGTACCCCGTCAGATAATCCAGCGTCCTGACGCCCTGGATGCCGTCGATCTTTGCGATGCGCTCCCGCAGCGTCAGGTCGCCCTTGGCCGTGGAGTAATCATCGTCCATGTACACGTCCCAGTTGGGGGAGGTGTACAACATCCACGGGCCGTAGTGGTATGCCGACTGGCTCTGCAGTCGCATTGCCAGGATTTCCCCGACGGTGTTCGCGCCCGTCCAACCGGAAGAGGTCGGGCTGGTCATGACCTTGGTAAGCCGGTTCGTGTAGTTGGTGAGGCCATAGATGGTCCCACCGCCGTATGCATACGAACTGGCGACGCCCAGGGTCAGCTGCTCCACCATCTCAGCGACGCGCCGCCCCGCAAGCTCTGCGGTGGTGGTGTCAAGCGGGCTGCCCCCGTTGCGGGAGGCCATGACCTGCCTGGCTGAGAAGTTGAAATCCTTGTGAGTGATCGGCAGGGGCAAATTGGTCAGCTCGAACAGCGGCCGATCCGCCTCGGACTCACGCAAGCCATCCATGCTGATGATGGCTTCGGTGATGTCGCTCTGCGTCTCGGTCTCGAGGACCGTCTTGCTCATGCCATTGGGGATGTTGTACGTCAGGCCGGCGCCTCGCAGATCAGCCACGCAACGCAGGCGGGGCTTGGCTGCCTTGACCACAGCATCATCCAAAATCTTCCAGTCGTCCTTGCGAAGCGTCGCCGTTGCATTCTGCAGAGGCACCGCAGCCGTCTTCCCGTTCTCGACTCGTGCTATGTAGGAACGACCATCATCGCCAATCCACGGCCGGAGCGCCCTCACGTCAAAGTTGTTCGCCATGAGGATGTTGGCAACCGGCCCTTCTGCCCGTCCATTGCAAATGTAGTCTTCCATCTCTGTTCTCCTTGCCTTCTTCTTCTCGTCGCCCAGCGCATACTGCACTAGAACCCGGTCGGCTGCCTACAGAACCCTGACAGCAGACAGGGTATTGACGGCCCCGCTTGCGCTCAGGTCATTGGCCTCGGTCGCGACAGCAATCACCTGCTTGACTGTCACGCCCGAGCCAATGTTGTCAAAAGCGATCAGCGCACCATCGCCGCCGCTCACCAGTTGCTCTCCGATGGTGATCGTCTCACCGGCCTTGATGAGGGCGTTCACCACCCCGCCAGGCTCCACCAGATTGAAGGAGACCCGAACGCCGATTGCATAGTTGTCCTCGACGGTGTTACCCTGCAGCGCATCCTCGACTGCGAATGCCCGCTCGGCGTAGCCCGCCTCTGTTGCATGTGCCAGAACCGCATTGTCAGAGTCGAGTTCCACCAACATGCCCGGGGTGACGATTCCGCTGGCGAGATTCTCTTCCCTGCGGTAGCCGCCCTTCAGCTGAATCTGATTAGCCATTGCTTCTCTCCTTATGCGCGTGTCGTACAGTTCTCAGTGCCTGACGGCTCCTGCCATTTGCTTCTGCGTCTCGTCTGGTACTACTTCGCGCCTGCGGTCTCGAACTCCATCGTCGCAGGCTCGAGGGGCTCTTCGGCGTCCGCGTTCTCGGCGGGCTCATCCATGCCGAGGTAGCTCACGGACTTCTTAGGTGCGGGCTGGCCGTTGGTGGCGAGCTTCGCCAGGGCCTGCAGTTCGGCCAGGTCCTTGCCCTGCAGCATTTCCTCGGTGAACGTATTGGCCTTGTTGGCCGTGATCACCTTGACCAGCTTGCCCTTCTCGGCCTGGTGGGCCTTCACACCGGCACGCAGCATGTCCTGCATGTCTGCAGGCGCGTTGGCGATGTACTGGTCCACTGTCATGGGCTCGTCGGCGTTGGCCACGGGCTCGTCCTTCTCGTCCTTCTCGTCCTTCTCGTCCTTCTCGTCCTTCTCGGCCGGGCCCTCTTCGGTGATGGGCGTCCCATCTTCGTTCTTGGCGACGACGGGCTGCATCTTCTCCAGGGCTGCTTTGTTCATGGCCTGCAGAGCCTCGCGATCATCCTCGCCCCACTGCATTGCTTCATTCGCAATCAGGGCGTCAATCAACTGCGCCTTGTTCATCTCACTCTCCTCTGGTTTGTTGCCGACGAATACTCCAGAAAGCGTCATGTACTCTGTGACGCGCTTCACTTCTACGGGCGTCTCGTCACCGAGAGTCACGGTAGCGTCATCTTCCATCTTGTAGCTCAGTTGCAGCATCGTGCCGTCATCCTCATAGATGACAAAGGCGTCGTACACCTCGATCACCCACGTTTTATCACCTTTGACCTTCCCCAGCTTGCTCTGGAGCGCAGACCATATATTGCCGTGGGACACCTCGTTGCTGGCCATCCGCACGGTCTTGATGATGTGTTGCTCGGCGGGCGTCAGCTTCATTGCCTTCATCTCCTTGTTCTGGAGCAGACCGCCTCCATCCTCCACGGAGCACGATCCCTTCTGATCGGGCAGCAGGGCCAGGTGGTCCGGTCTGTAGTTGTGTGCGATGGCGTCGTACACCTCCCCTTCCCACTCGCCCTCCACCACTTCATTGTCGGTGAAGAGCCCGGTGGACACCTCCATCGTCGTGCCCGTTTCCAGTGCATCCAGGACACGATTGTCCACCTTCTTCAGCCGCTCTTCCTCGAGCCACGCTTCGGCCTTCAACTTCGTCCCGTCGAATGTAGTGTTCATGATCACACCAACCTTGCGATTGGTGAGGATGTCCGGGTCACAGGCCGTCTTGCCGTTGGGGTGGTAGACGATGACCGGCTTGTGATTCCACACTTCGGGAATCTTGGCCAGCTCCTCAGCAGGGTAGTACAGAGGGCCAAGCGACCCGGCGTGTACGCCCACGGTCAGCATGACCATCGGAGCAACCAGATAATCCCGGCCCTCCATCTGGTCATGGCGCACGGCGGGCTGTACATTCATCGTAATTGCTTGGAGTTGCCCCTTCTTCAGAACAGGTGCTGCTGTTGCTGCGTTCTGTACTACAACCGCCATCGCCCGTTTGCTCATTTGGTTTCTCCCAATGACAATAGGCCCTGCGCTTTCGCCGCAGGGCCCCTTTATAGGGTACCGGTGCCTATTCGGTTTCTGCATCGCATGTATAATCTTACGACGGATGTGAAATGTAGAGCAAGGAGAAAGCAAAAAAAAGTTACAGGTCAGAACGGCGGATGTAAGGACTCCTCTTTCACCACACGGCGTATCTGCCCGGCCTCCATTGTAATGATTAGCTTACCATAGTAGCCGCGCTGCTGTGCCTGCAGAACCAGCTGCTTAATCCAAACCTGCTCCTGCCCGAGCCTGGCATCCTTATCTGGCTGGGCTGTCATCATCGATACATCCGCGGGTACTGCAGAACACGCGCCCTGTTCTTAGCAGCCACTGCCAGCGCGGGCTCGTCCTCTGGCCTACACAAACGCAGGTTGCTGCCTGACCACTTCACTCGCTTCCCTGCAACAACAGTCCCGTACGACGCCACCACCTCACAGAACCACCACCCAGCAGGGCCGCACGGCTCGATGATTCGTAGCTTACCCATGGGGCTCATCAGCTCCATTCCAGGTATGATCTCTTCTGCGTTCATGCTACTTCCTTTCCGCTTGTCCAATCCTGGGCAGCCACGGCCACCGTGCGTGTTCGTGGTACTCCAACGGGCGTCCGGCGACTGCCGCTATCGCCCTGAGACAATAGGTGATCACCTTAATTCCCGGTATGACCCACCATCGGGGCCTCACCTCCATATCATAGTCCATCTGGCTATGCCCATGGCCGTCGTCCGATACGCCTGTCTGCGTCATCGTGAATGTCTTTGCCCACCAGGGCTTCTTCATCTTCATTACCACTCAGCTCCCTTCCAGGTCCTTCCAGTACTGAGTATCCTCAATGGAGTCGGCCTGTTCGAACTGTGTGCCGTTGTCGCCCGCGAACGGTGTTGTATGATCATTCTTCCCATAGGCGATCACATCCGGGATGCCCTCGGGGAACGCCGTGCAGATAACGATCTCACTCATCTCGGTGCCGTCCGGCTGGGAGACGCCCTTGTAGTGCTTGCACATCCGCCTGCTGCAATTCGGTTCAGCAATCATCAGTCTCTCCTACAGTATGTTGGGGAACGTCTTGCTCATGAAACTCTCGACAGAAGCGGGCAACATTCCCGTCACATAATTTGGATGGGTCCATGCAGTGAAACTCTCAGCGAAGGCCTCTTTCATATTCGTCCCGGCGTATTGACTCACCTTCTTACCAAACATCTCCACGCCCTCCTTTCGTCCAATGGAGCCCCATTCCACACGAGCGCCCATGTCCAAGTTCTGATGTGCATGGTGCCCTACTTCATGCCGATAGATGTCCTCTAATCGAAACGCCACATTATGATGTCTTCCACCAACATGTAGTTGTGTTGGGTACCCCGACTTGCCTGCAATGCTTAAGTGCTTATTATTCTCTTTATAAAACCCTGCTATGCGGCCCCTCGATGACGGTTCATAATCCCCTCCATACTTCATAAACCCATTAGCGTCGAAGTAGGAAACACCACCCTGCACGTTCGTCGGTGTGTTCCCAAACCGTGCATTCAGTCTGATGTGTTCTTTCCGCAGGTTATCGATCTTTTCCACAGCCCGCTTATTCGGGGCTGTGATTTTTGTGCTCTCTCCAATGTAATGACCGGTGTTGTCATAAATATCCATACGCATGCCTGTCGCATCGGCGTACCGCTCTGCTGCCTCCTTAATAGTCCGAGAGGGGGTCTCGGCCTGCATCGTCTTCGACAGAGCGGGCTTGGGGGCGGGCTTGGGAGCAACCGGCGGTGGCGTTGGTGCGACAGGTGGCGCAACCGGCGGTGGCGTTGGTGCGACAGGTGGTGCTGGCACACCACCCCTCGCCGCCTTGCCATGCCACTCGGGATGTTCCAGTTTGCTCTGCTTCAATACCGCGGAGGTTCTATCGTACTCCGCCGTTCGCCTGATCTTCTCCTCTGCGCCGATTCCCTTCTTGCGCATGCGTGTGTACGCCGACTGTCTGTCTTTATAGAGCTGCTGTACATCAGCAGGCGCTCCCTCGGGCGGCAGCTGCAGTGGACTAACCTTCCCTGACCTCCCTCTGCGGGGCACCGCCCGTCCCTTACTGGTCTTCCCGGGCTTCAGCTTCTCCTTGCCTGCCCACGTACTCTTGCTCTTTGCTTTGCCGAATGATGCGTTGGAACGCTCAGCTTGTATAGAGTCGCGGAATGCCTTATCCCTCTTGTCGCCCCACATCTGGCCCTTGCGGCTTTCACCCACGTTCGCTGGTATCCACGCGCACCGGCAACATGGATGCCGAGGGATAAGGTCACGCGCCTCCTTCACGGTCATCACCGCACCGTCCAGGTCAATGCACAGCTCACATACCTGGTCATCACCAGCCGTGCTCCATTCGGCCTTCAACCGCACTTCATCAAGCCCCAGCTCTTCGAAGGAATCGAGCTGCCCCTCAGCATGGGCACGCACAACCTCAGTTCTGGCCAGCACGCGTGCGCGGGTCCTGTTGATTCCTCTGATGGTCTTGTTCAGCTTCCGCGCCAGCTCACCAGCACCACTGCCGTTTGCTATACCACTAGCAAGCACCCGCGACATCTGTTGTGACATGGCATTCGTCACGCCCTTGAGTTCCTCAAACGTACGGGTGCCCATTAGGAGCACCTTGCTCATACGCTCGGGCCGACCGAACGCCGACCGTAGGAACTGCTCTTGTGAACCTGCGTAGAAGTCCGGGCTCTTGGACAGCGCCTGCTTATTTGCATCAAAGTAGGAACGTTGCATTCCCTTCTTGTAAGCACTATCAACGTACTTACTCGTCCACGGCGGAACCGCGGTCGTCTCTAGGACACCAAGATCGACATGCTCCTTGAACCACCGATTGAAAGAGGCCAGCTTCTTGTCAGACGTCTGGAACCGCCACGCCTGTCTAGCCACGTTCTCAGCAAACACAGCCAAAGGATCAGCGGCGGTCCTCAGCCCGAACACGTCGAGGTCATATACCAGTTCACGCACCTTGCGCTGCAACTCACGGAAGCGCTTGTTCATCTCCGTGATGAACGCACGCCTCAGCAGAGTTGTTCTGCTTGGGTCACGGTTGAGTGGGTTCGTCGCCATCATCACCATCCTGGTCCTGCTGATCGTCGTCTACATTATCCTGGTCGTCACCGCCATCATCCGTCCGATCCTTCAGGTACTGCTCTGCTTCATCGATAATGGCCTCGGCCTCATCAATGCCCAGTCCGAGTATCTCAGTGAAGAAGGACATCGGGGGCACAAGCTGCTCCACACCACCAGCAACGTACTTGGCCAGCGCTTCTGTCTTCGTCTTGGCGATATCCGCCTGATCCTTGTCAGTCACCGTATTGAGATCAGGCCAAAGCACCTTGTAGCTCTTGGGCTCGGGCAGAACGCCAACAGCAATGAGTCTGTCGATGCACCGCCTTACAATCATTGGCCCAACGTACTGGTGTTGGCGCTTCACGAGTCTCTTGTTCCACGTTCTGGTGTCCTGAACAGACGCCAACTGTGCCTGCTCACTACCATACAGAATCCTCTTAGGAACACCCAACGAGATTGCGATAGCCTCCAACTGCGACTCCACATGACCACGCGGGTCGGCGACCTGGGGAGAAAGCGACTTGGCTGTCACGCCCGTAAGGGCCAGGTACCGCTGCAGACCATTGCTGTAGTCTTGGAACTCCTCGCGCAGCGCCGTTGTGTCCAGCGTGCCGCCCTGTGCTATCAGTTCTGGGCTGACCTCAAACGCATAGCCTGGGAATGCACCACGCCAGAACATCTCGCCGGAGCCACTGAGTATCTTCCGCAGGTCGTAGAGCCGGTTGTACACAGATTGCATTCGTGGCGTGCCGTACACCTCCGACATCTTCCTGTCGTCTGCAACGTGGATTACCCTCGTCCAGTGTACGTCCATCTTCTTGATGTCACCGGCTACCTTGTCGGTGTCCTGAAACGTGATTGCATACATGGTAGGCAGGCCGAACCGAAAGTTCTTCGAGTCCGTCTCCTTCGCCTTCACACTAACCACGCTCTCGTCGAAGACCCTCAGGAACAGCAGACGCCGGGCCGCGGTCTTGGTCTTCCTGCTCTTCGCCTTCTTCTTCGTGTCTGTGACCGCCTCAGCGGCCATGACAGCATCCACAGGCTGGTCGAGCGGCTTCCCGTCATCCAGACCCAGCAGCATCACGCCGAACTTACCGATGCCTGAGAGTATGTCCACCCGCTGCATATAGTAGTAGATATTGAGCTGCTTCTGCAGGTCCTCCCACACATCCTCAAACGCAGTTGCCTCTGCCTTGTCGGTCTCTTGGACGGTGGGCTCGAGCGCCCAGCTCTCTTCCGGCAGAACAGACACCACACGCGCAGCGATGCCTTCCCTGTCGCTCATCTCTTTGTACTGAGCGGTGGTGATCTGCTCAGGGTATCCACACTCAGTGTTGATGCTGCGGTTCTCACCATCGAGCAGCTTGGAGATCAGTTCGCTTCTGGTAAGCGTGGCGTTCTGCAGTGCGGCCTCAAATCTCTGTTGCTTGTTTGTTGCCTGCTTATCTGTTACCACCTTCTTGCCCTTTGCCATATCAGACTCTCGCTTTCTTCCTTCTGTCCAATGCGCCAAGTTTCATCATCGGCTTGACCAGCATCGCAAACGCACCACTAGACGCATCAACCTGGTCCTTGTATGTCGAATGCGGGAAGTACGATAGCTCCCCTATGTATGCGCTATTCCACGCTGCTGGCAGCAACGATACGTTGCCGTTGTTCACCTGCGTTGCATACGGGTACGACCGGGTTGCCTTATCACCGACGGGCCTATCCAGCACCACCCGGAATCCAGCAAGCGTCCTCACCGTACTCTGTGCCGACTCCTTACCACCAGAGCCGGGTTCCTGCTCTATACCAACGACCACGGGCTTGCCATCCGACACAGCAGTGTCATGGATGATACGCTCTCTGGCCGCCGCCTCCCACTGGCCGCGCACAACATCCTCTACCCAGAAGCGCCCGTTCATATCCACACCCATCTTTAAGCCGACAGTGAACGCGCCACCCTTCAACGTACCGGCCTTGTCCCAATAGCGCACCGATTTGACCATACCGGCCTTGCGCTGTGGTTCCACGGTAAACATCGTGGTCTTGAATGCACCACCACCCCGCGGGATAGGCGACTGCATGAACTGGCCAGCGTAGGCGTACTCACCCAGCTCCGCTTCCGCCTTCCGCAATACAACAGCAGGCAGGCGACGTGGGTCCATCAGACCGTTTTGATAGTACCGATACAGCCTACGCGGCCGGACTCGCTTCTTGTGCTCTGGTATCACCTCTGCGGGCAGACAGATATGACGCACCTTGACGACACCCTTCTTTGCCTTCTCCAACAGCACGCCTGACGGGTCATCTTGATGGAGGCGCTGCATAATCAGGATGGTAGCAGTGACCACCTTGTCTACCTTGCGTGTCGGTATCGTTTCGGAGAGCCAGCGATTCGCTGCAGTTAACTCTGCCTTGGAGATGGCTTGGTTTGGGTCGAGTGGGTCGTCTATGACAATGAAGTGGCCGTGCATTCCAGTGACAGAGCCGCCGGTGCTGACGGCCAGTCGCCCGCCGCCTTTGGTGTTGACGAAGTACCCCTTCGTGTTCTGGTCGTCCCTCAGCGTGATCATGCCAAATAGCGCGGCGTACTTCTCCGACTGGATGACGTCGCGGGACTTGCGTGACAGTTCCATTGCCAGAGGGTAGGTGTAGGAGCCGCAAATACACCGAGCAGTCATCATCCGCGTCCACACCCACGCAGGGAACATAATAGAGCAAATGGTGCTCTTAGTGCTACCAGGTGAGATGTTGATGATCAGTTCGTACAAGGCGGGCTTGTTATCGAACACGCGCTCCGCGACGGTCTGCAGCTCTTCGCAAAGGTACTCGATGTGCCAGTTCCAAACAGGGTCCTCAGGAACGATCACACTCCAGAACCGCTGCACGAACTCGTAGAACGAGTCCCTGCAAATGGACGCCTCGAGGGCGTCTCTACTGACTGTCGGCTTCGCTTGCCGTATCATCCTGTTCCTGTTGTATAACCTCAGCGCCATTCAGCTGCTCCACCATCGCGTTGAGAACGCCGGGACCGAACTCGGGGTAGGTGTCAATATAGATGTGGACAGCCCCGTTCAACTGAGCGTCGATGATGACACGGCTCGTGGTGTTCGTGATGAGTCCTGCATCATGCAGCAACTTCATCAGCGTTATGCCTAGTAGCGCCATCAGTCCTTCCCTTCCTTTTCCTTTATCTTCGCCTCGACTGCCAGCAGGATCGCCTTCCGCACGTCGAGCGGGAGGTCGAGCGTTTCAATAGGCATCTGGTCGATGCGCACGGGCTTGTCGCCTCCTTCGAGGATCATCTTGGAGACGTCCATCAGATTGCGGTCTTTGTGTCTGGCCCTCGTTAGCACCCAGGTGGCTAGTCGACCGGCGGTGGCCGTGTCCTTCCTCTGCATCATCAGGCCATACACCGTATTCTCCGCTGCGTCAGCGACGAACTCCAGCTCGGCCTGGTAGACGGCGCGTATATTGTCCCACCTCTCGCGCTTAAGTATGCTGCAGACGGTGGCGTGTCGTACATGGAGGCGGCGGGCTATCTCCGTCTTGTTACCCAGCGACCCGCGGATGGCCTTCCTCATCATCCTCTTGGTGATACGGACGCGGGTTTTCTTACCGGGCTTGTTCGACTTGATGTGGGGGCGTGCTTGGATAGCGGCCTTCGCCTTCGCTCTTGCGCTCATCGTCTTCATGCTCTTCGTCGATCTCATCTCAGGTCTCTCTTTTGGGCGGATGGGCCCTGCTAGGCAGAATCTGCCTAGCAGATTACGGGTGCATGGGCTCATGATTCCAGCGGGGGGTTGGAGTAATCTTTGGGCGGTGTCGTAAGTCTTGCTGTGTCTAGGGGCTTAGGGGCGAAGATTATCTTCGATTCCCTTAGGTATTTGGTTGGATGATCCGATGATAGTAGGTATACTTCTATACGTTGACTGGAACGAACGACGCACCAACCGAAGAAGGAGCACGACGATGTTCATCAACCACAACGCCAGACCGTATGCCGGACAAGAAGCCAGGATCATCCACGTAAGCACGACCGGCACCGGGCGGCGGCTCTTCGCCCTCAAGACCTGCGCCAACAGACCGGCAGCAACGGCCTGGGACGACCCCAAGGAACTGGTGGCCTACGCGGCCGCCAAGCTCCTCAACCTCCGCACGGGAAGGAACTGAACCATGCATATCACAAGTATCGAACTGGCCGCGACCAGCAAGGCAACGCTTAGCGACGGAGCACCGGGCCTGCCCCGGGCCTTCGCAAGGATCAGCCGCAAGAGAAACGACGCCTACATCACCGTGGAGCTACTCACCGCCAACGGCGAGCGCACGCACCACGTCCAGGCCGACTGCGACGAGGACGTCCGCTCGATGGCCAACTGCCTCCAGCAGACATTGGATGGTTACGAGGGCACCAACGGCGACCGGCACGGGTACTACTGCCTTCTGGGGCATTTTGCGGACTAACGACCAGCGCCCTACCACCCCCACGACGAGGGTGGATGGGCCTTGGCCGGGATTGTCCGGGCCAGAACAGGGAGCACGACCATGCAATACGACTTCAGCGACCTACGCGAGGGGGCGAGCCTGGATGAGATGCGGGACTTCATGGACCCACGCGGGCGCTCGGCTCTGCGTTCACCAGGCCGCATCAACCCCCGCAACCTCCCGTGCCCGGCGTGCGGCCAGCCAAACCGGCTCACGCCAAGGGACGCGGTCCGTGGACGCCAGTGCATCGTTTGCAGCAACGAGAGCGAGCGAATCTAGACAACAGTGACTCACTGGCCTGGATTGTCCGACCAGAAGAAGGAGCATCGACAATGAAGATGACCGCACATGACTGGCGTAGGAAACTGACCACGGCGCTCAATGTCACAGCAGACCCATCCACGGAGTGGCTCATCAAGCAGGGCGGCGGCGATGCCACGCCCATCGCCATCTGTGACATCGAGTACGACCGGGACATAGACCACCTGGAGGCGACCTTCACGCAGCCCATCGACCCGATGCACGCCCTTCGCTTGGCGGCCGAGGCGATCGAGGCAAAGTCCGGCAAGATGCTCTTCCCCGGATGGGACTGGGACGTGGTGGACGCCTGCTGCACAGACCGGTACTGTGGCATCCGCCATGCGGGGAAGGCCATCATCGCCGACGGGCTCAGCTGTGACCAAGGCACCCGCGTGCCCATGCAGGACCTCGCCGCGCTCGTTCGATACATCGCCGACATGCTTGAGGAATAGCCCATACGCACGGTGCGCTCAGAAGGAGCACCACGATGATATACACCCGAAGCAATGACGGCGTACGACGGCGAACACTACACGCCACCACCCACGTGACTGCTGATGAGTACAAGGCCGTCCAGCGCATCAGCAGTGAAAATGGTTTGTCAGTCAAAGCCCTCCTTGGCGTTTGCCTGGGGCGGGGATTAGGAGATGCATTCGAACATGACGCAGACTCCCACGCCCACGATATGGATGACACCGACCACCAATGAGAACCACGAAAAGGACAGACATGCCAGCACCAAGACGACACAGCCACGAGCTGCTCCTCCGCTCCGTAAATGAAGTGCATGCCCACTACGGCGGGCACGCCCCATGGAATGAGATCGCCCGCATGTACTCGCGGCAGATGGGCCGCGCCTTCACATCCAGCGCATGCCAGCAAACATTCTCCAAATACACCCGCGCACACCCCGATGTGTCCTACCCGCGGTTCCGTGGTGGCCGCGCCGTCACACCAAAATCACCAGCAGCCAGCCGCGCCGTACACCCGGCAGACCAAGCCGCCGGTGCACTGCGCTCACTCGTTGCCCTAGTCATTAACGAGGCCATCATCAAGATCAACCACCGCATCGACACCCACTACGCCGCGCTGAAGGCACTGGAGACAGAACTGCCCGGCATCGTCAACCGCGAAATCCACCGCGTCTTTGGAGAGGACGGATAGCCATGCTCTACCACGCAAGCACACCACCCGCGGCGCTGGCCACCACACGCGTCTACTTCCTGGGCGACCGGACTGGCACCCTATGGACCAGCGAGCGCGACTGCCACCGCGGGGCACGGCGTCATGTACAGGCGGCGTGGTTTACGCTCACGGGTGTTATGAGAGCGAAGAAACTTCTCTCGCTGGACGCCAGCTTCGACAAGAGTCTACTGACCATCCACTACACTGACATCAAACTGGCTTAAGGAGACCACGATGACAGGGCCATCAATCAAGCAGGCGATGCACGACAACCCGAACGGCAGGCAGTGCTCCGTCTGCGGGCACCCCGTCAAGGCCGCCCCTCGCGGGGTCAAGGCCACCGCCTGCTCGGCGTGTGTCGCAGACCGGGTCGCGGGACCGAAGAGCGCCAAGGAGTCCAAGGAGCACGAGAAGGAGGTCGCCAAGGAGGCCCGCCAAGCAGGCCGCGGCAAGAACGTCATCGAGGCGGCCATCGAGGCGCTGCGCATGGCGGGGAAGCCGATGGCCACCAAGGAGCTGACGCAGATGATGATCGACGAGGGGCTCTGGTCCCCTGGGGGAGCCACGCCCGACCGAACCGTATATGCATCCATCTTCAAGCACCCCGCCTTCAAAAAGGTGGGGCCAAGTAAATTTGCACTGGATTCCTCCGCTGAACAGAGCGATACATGACAACAGTCCATTACGAGGCGCAGGGCCTCATACCACCACACCCGAACGAGAAGGAGATTCACATGGCGAAGCGAAACACATCAAAGGAGACCGGCATCAAGGTCGGCCATACTTACGAGACGGGGCTGGACGGCGAAGTGGTCCAGGTCACAGCGATGGGCGACAGCAAGCGGCACCCAGGGAAGTGCCGGGTCTCAGTCGTAGGCTCAGACGCGGTGGCGCTGGTCAAGCCCGAGGACCTGAAGCCGGTCCATGCGGAAGCGACCGCAGCAGACGAGCAGGCCGAGGAGGCACCCGCCAAGAAGGGCAAGAAGGCCAGCAACAATGACAAGGCCAAGAAGGCCAACAAGAAGGCCATCGAGAAGGCCAGCAAGCCGAAGGCCAAGAAGGCGACCGCCAAGAAAGCCAGCTCAACGGACGACGAGCCGAAGGCCGAGACGGCCGACCGCACGCCTGCCGGTCCCCGCAAGTCGCTGATGAACGCCGCAATCCTGGTCCTCGGCGGGTCCAAGAAGCCGATGAACGCCCAGGCCATCATCGAGAAGGCCGAGGCCGGCGGCCTCTACGAGCGCGGCGAGGGCAAGACGCCCGAGGCCACGCTGTACAGCGCGATGCTGAGCGACAAGCGCGGCCGCGTCGAGAAGGCCGGTCGTGGCCTCTGGCAGATCACCGACGCGGGCCGGGAGCTGCTGCCCGCCATCAAGAAGGCGTTTGCGGCGTAGCATTCGCCACCACGCACATCCCCCAACCGGGTGCTGGAGTCCGCTCCAGCGCCCGGTCTCTCGTGTGGCCCGCCAAGGATTCCACTGGTTGGCCACAGGGCGACGATCCGCCAGGCGGTGGTACGTTTGCCCGTACGCCGGGCGGGGTGGCACGGGTGGGCGCACCTCGGCGCACCCCGCCAGACATCGGCGGACATCGCCAGACATCGCCAGACATCGGCGGACATCGGCGGACATCGGCGGACATCGGCCATACGCTACCCAGTGCGGCCCAGGTGGGCACCGGGGCGGCCCCGGGGCGGCCAAAAGATTAATCAAATTCCCTTAAGAATTAGGCTTGTCGGTCCGATGATAGGGAGGTATACTTCTATACGTTGACTGGCACGAACGATGGCACCAACCAGAAGGAGCACGACGATGAACGCAACGCAGACCAACGAACGGACCAGAGACCTCGAACGCCTCGACCGCGTAATTCACCGCAACCGCCGGGCGGCAACCGCCCACCGCAACAACGACAAAGAGATGGCAGCCACCTACGACGCCGACGTCAAAGACCTCCTGGCGGTCCGCGACGCTGTTGCCCGGGGCGACCTGGCTGAGGCCGGGCGCTTGGCCTACGACCTGGACACCTGCGTCCGCGACGACATCCCCACGCGACTCTTCCACGCGATCATGAAGGCCAACGGCACCAACAGCTGACCATCACCCTACCGCCTTCGCAAGAAGGCGGGTGGGCCTTGGCCGGAATTGTCCGACCAGAAGAAGGAGCACGACGATGACCGCGAACGAAATACAAGACATGCTCAAGACGCTGCTCGAAGAAATGTCCTACTCCGACCCCGCCGACCTCGAGCACGCCGGGATGGACAGCACGAACACGCTGACCACCGTGCGCCACGCCCGGACCTTCGACGAGGCTGGCGTCATGACCACCGACGCCGGGCTGGTCATCGAGACGGACGAGGGCGACGAGTTCCAGCTGACCATCGTCCGCAGCAGCCAGGCCGACCAACACCAACCAGAGGAGACACGATCATGAAGGCAAGCAACCTGGCAACGCTGCTCCGAGTGATGATCGAGGGACGGAAGCCCCTGCTGATCAAAGGAGCCCCAGGCATTGGCAAGACGGACATCCCCTACCAGGTCGTCGACGACTTGGGATACACCATGCTCGTATCGCACCCCGTCATCGAGGACCCGACCAACTACAAGGGCATGCCCGCCGTCGTGGCTGGCAAGGCCAAGTGGCTGCCGTTCGGCGACCTGCAGCGAATGATCGTCGCCGACAAGCCGACGGTGGTCTTCCTCGACGACCTCGGCCAGGCACCCGCCTGCGTGCAGGCCGCTGCCATGCAGCTGATCCTGGCCCGCCGCATCGGCGAGCACGAGGTCAGCGAGCACGTCACATTCATCGCAGCCACCAACCGCAGGCAGGATCGCGCTGGCGTCACCAGCATCCTCGAGCCGGTCAAGAGCCGGTTCGTTACCATCGTGGAACTGGAGGCCGACGTCGACCAATGGTGTGCCTGGGCGCTGACGCACGACATCGCACCCGAGGTGATCGCATTCGTCCGCTTCCGGCCGGAGATGCTCATGGCTGACGGCAATCCAACGGCAGACATCGTCAACCGCCCGTGCCCGCGCACCGTCACCAACCTGGCATGGCTCTACGCCGCTGGCATCCGAGACCAGGAGGCACTCGCCGGTGCTGCTGGGGAGGGGTTTGCCTCGGAATTCCTCGGGTTCATCCGTGTCTGCGACGCGCTGCCAGCCATCGACGACATCCTGACGAACCCAAGCGAGACGCCGGTCCCAAACGAACCGGCCGCCCTCTATGCCATCTCATCGGCGCTGGCATCCCGGACCACGCCCAAGAACGCCAGGCAGGTCATGCAGTACGCCACGAGGATGCCGGGGGAGTTCACCGTACTCACCATCCGCGATGCCATGCGCCACTGCCCCGGGGCCGCGAACTCGTCCGAGTTCATCCAGTGGGCATCGGACCACCAAGAGCTGCTCGTCTAGCACGGGGCGGCCCGGGCCGAGGGAAAGATTCATCAAATTCCCTTAAGATTCCCGCTTGACGGGTCCGATGACAGGAAGGTATACTTCTATACGTTGAACGGACTACCCGACGACGCACCAACCAGAAGGAGCACGGCAATGACAAAGCGCAAGACCAACACAGGCGACCTACACGAACGGGCGATGCTCGCCAAACTCACCGTCTCCCGCTGGGACGGCCGCAAGCGGGACACCGCCATCGGCGACGACATTACCGCACGCAAGCACGCCGAGCAGGACGCGGGATCATGGTGGACGCACCTGGTCAGCCGCAAGTCCCTCGCACCCATCCGCAACGCCGAGGTACGAGGACGCATCATCCACGACAAGCAGACGCTGCCGTGGAACGACGTCGGCTTCAGAATTCTGCCCGCCGCGAACTTCCTCGAGTACACCACCAAGATGCGGCAGGCCGAGGCCGCGTTCCGCGAGGCGTCCGACGCCTTCGTCGCCGACTACCCCAGCATGCTGACGATGGCGCAGGACCGGCTCGGTGAGCTGTTCCACACGGACTGGTACCCGGCCGCGAGCACGATGGCCCGCCGCTTCGCCTGGCACATCGACATCTCGCCGCTGCCGGTATCCACCGACTTCCGGGTCACCTTGGCGGGGCAGGCCGGCGATGACATCCGCCAGGAGATCGAGGGGCGTATGAGCGAGAAGCTCAACGCCGCGACCCACGACCTCTGGGGCCGCCTCTACGAGTCCGTCAACAAGCTGGCCGACCGGGTATCAGACACCGACCGGGTGATCCGCAACTCCCTCGTCAGCAACATCCAAGACCTCTGCGACCTGCTACCCCGCCTCAACGTCCTCAACGACCCGCAGCTCGCAAAGATGACCAAGCAGGTATCCAAGAAGCTCGGGGCCTTGGACGCAGACAGCATCCGCACAGACGAGCGGGCCCGCTCGGCCGCCGCCAAGGCGGCCAAGGGCATCCTCGACAAGATGACCACATACATGGAGAAGAAGTAATGCACGCTCTCGCACTCGACCAACGACTGCAGCGGGCCAGGACCCTCGTCATCATCGACCACCCCTTTTTCGGGGCGCTGCTGGCCCGCCTGCCGGTGGAGGCCGACGAGCGCGTGGAGACGGCCTCCACCAACGGCGAAGCCATCAGATACAACCCCATCTTCTTCGACGGGCTGACGGACCCGGAGCTTCAAGGCGTCCTGGCCCACGAGGTCATGCACATCGCGGCGGGCCACACCTGGCGGCGAGGCAGGCGGGACCACGACCAATGGAACGTCGCTGCGGACTACGCCATCAACGCCATCCTGCGGGACGCCGGGATGACCCTGCCCGCCGGGGCACTCCTCGATGCCCGGTTCAACGGCAAGGCGGCCGAGGCCATCTACGCCCAGCTCCCGGAGCGGCCCAAGAACGACGAGGGCGGCGGGGAAGGCGATACCGAGGGCGGCGCTGGTGGCCCACAGGGCAACGATCAGCAGCAGGGCGGTACATCCGGCCCAGACAGCGCCCAGGACGGCACACAGGGCAACCTCGTCGACCCGGGGCGGTGTGGGGCCGTTACGGACGCACCAGCCGAGCCAACGAGGACAGAGGCCGACTGGCGGGTCGCCGTTGCCCAAGCGGCCCAAGCGGCTGGCCGCGGCAACCTCCCAGCATCGCTAGCACGTGAGATCGAGCGGGTGACGAACCCGCCCATACCCTGGGACGCCGTCCTGCGGGACTTCGTCCTCCGCACCGCGAGGAACGACTACGACTGGAGCCGGTTCAACCGGCGGCACGCCTCGCGAGGCATCATGCTCCCGTCGCTGATCTCCGACGAGCTACCGGAGATCGTCATCGCCATCGATACATCAGGCAGCATCGACACGAAGGCGCTGGCACTGTTCGCGGCCGAGGCATCAGCGGTGCTGGGGGCATTCGAGACGACGATCCATTTGATTTACGTCGACGCCCGGGTCCAGGGAGCAGAGACATACACCCGAGCGGACCTGCCGATCACCCCCAACCCCGCCGGCGGGGGAGGCACTGACTTCCGCCCGGCATTCGACTGGGTTGAGGAGCAGAGCCTGACACCCGCATGCCTCATCTACCTCACCGACCTGGCGGGCCGCTTCCCGACCACGGAGCCGGACTACCCCGTGCTTTGGGTAGCACCGAAAAGCAGCACCGCCCCGCCTTGGGGAACCAGGGTGACGATCAACGGCGCGATCAACATGAATCACATGAAAAACGAGCAGTAATCTGACCAGGGACATGAATCACATGAAAAACGAGCAGTTCATGAAGACGACGCTGCCGGAGTATTTCTCGCAAGCGGCAGGAGACGGCGGTTGACGCCACTGGCACCGATGTATAGTATCTTACCAACTACAACCCGCCACAGTACGAAAGGGACCTCGTATGAGCAAATGGATTCGTAACCTATCTCCCGAACAGCAGGCCGGGCGGTTCCACAAGTACAAATCGATGGCGAAGCGCATCGGAGTCAACCTCGCCACAAAGCACGATGTCGATGTGGAGGAGGTAGTTGGGGAGGCCTTATCCGTCCTTGGCGCCCTGCTCTGCGACGAGTGGGTCTGCGACACGGGCCGGTCGGGCGAGGTGCATTGGCTGTACCAGAAACTGTACTGGCAGCTGCTCAACTACTGCACTCGCGGCCGTCTCGACAGGCGCACTCGCAGACGGCCGCGGCATGTCTTCTTCTCGTCGATGGACGCCGAGGACGCATCGTTCGATATCCCGGCCCGGGCGTCGCGGATGTCCATCCTCTCGCACCTCTGTGCAGAGCTGAGCGACGACGCACAGCTCCTCATCAACACCATCCTGGTAGCACCCGCAGAACTGGCCGATGACATTCGAGCGGCGTGCCCCGCCCGCGCCAGACGGGCACTGAAGCAATACATCCACAAGCAATGGGGATGGGACAAGCGCCGCGCCGCCCAGGCATGGACCGAAGCCGCCGCCTGCATCTAGTGAGAACCCAATGACATCAGTAGGCGCACAACTACGGACGGTGATGAAGCGTAAGATGTTCCGCTTCCAGGTCCGCAGCACCCGGTTCGTCGAAGCCAAAGCAGGACGCGCCATCGTCGGTGACGAGATGGGCCTCGGCAAGACGGGCACCTCAATATCGTGGATGGCCATCCACCCCGATGTCCGACCAGCACTAGTCATCTGCCCCGCCTTCCTGAAGTACAACTGGAGAGACGAGCTGCGAATCAATGCTGGTATGCAATGCACCATCCTAGAGGGCACACGACCACACCCATTCGTCGCCCGCGGCGGCATCACGGTTATCAACTACGACATCCTACACCACTGGCAGGACCATCTCGCGGGCATGAACTTCCAGCTGGTCATCATGGACGAATGCCACCGCATCAAAACCCGCACCACCCTACGCACTAAGGCCGCGGTCAGAATAGCATCCAGAGCCCCGCATGTCATTGGTATGTCGGGCACGCCTGTGCTTAGCAGGCCTATTGAGTTCTTCAACATCCTACACCTGATCGACCCGGTCCTGTTCCCGTCGTTCTGGTCGTACGCCATGCGCTACTGTGACCCTCGCCGTGGGTTCCGTGGACGCGGGTGGGTCTTCCGCGGCGCAACCCACGTCGACGAGCTGCACGAGAAGGTCTCGGCTGTCATGATTCGTCAGCTCAAGTGCGATGTGCTTAAGGAGCTGCCACCCAAAACCACCAGCACCATACGTGTTGACATCAACAATAAACGGGCGTATAAGCAAGCCGAGCAGGACATCGTCGATTACATACTCGACAAGAAGGGGCGGGGCGCGGCGGCCCGAGCACTCGGAGCACCCGAGCTGGTAAAGCTCAACACGCTGAAGCAACTCGCAGCCGAGGGCAAAATCCCAGCAGCCGTGGAATGGATATCAAGCTGGCTGGCGCAGACAGGGCAGAAGCTCGTGGTGTTCGGCATCCACCGACACATCCTCGACGTACTGAAAAAGCAGTTCCGCGGGTCACTGCGTATCGACGGGAGCACCTCAATACGACAGCGGCACGACATCGTATCTAAGTTCCAGACCGACCCCAAGACGAGGCTCCTGTTCGGCAACATCCAAGCCGCCGGAGAGGGCATCACGCTGCACGCCGCATCAACAGTACTCTTCGTCGAGATCGGGTGGACGCCAGCCGAGCACGACCAGGCGGCGGACCGTGTGCACCGCATCGGTCAAAAGGCATCGCACATCGACGTCTACTTCCTCATCGGGAGGGACACCATCGAGGAACGTGTAATAACACTCATCAACAAGAAACGAGAGGTGGTAGAGCATCTATTGGATGGACAGCCATCATCCATCACCTCTCATGTAATGGCGGACCTTATCAAAGGAGTATCACACCATGGGTAAAGCACCACCCACCCCACTTACCAAACGGCGCAACCCCCAGGTCTGCCAGCTACTGGTCTGGGGCATCAACAAGCAGATCAAGAAGCGATTCAAGGCGGCGTGCGCATCCAAGGGCATGACCATGCATAAAGCCATCACTACAATGATGGTACGCTTCACAGACAAGGCCCGCGAAGAGCGATGATTGATATCATCCGACTCTGCCAACGGTATCATATCCCGTTTGCCCAAAGCGGAAGCCCACACTGCGGGCCCGGCTGGGTGCAAATTGACTGCCCTTGGTGCCAGGACCACAGCGACTGGCATCTCGGCTTCAACCTATCCCGCGGATACTTCCACTGCTGGAAGTGCGGCGGCCACCACCCCGTCTCCGTCCTGGCAGAGCTACTCCACGTCACCGACCGGGGCGCTGTCCTCGATATCATACGCACATATCAAACCGCCGGAGCAGGGGCCGAAGCACAGATTGAGCGCAAGCTGGAACTCGACCCGCCCGCTGGCACCGGCCCGATGACCAAGCAGCACCGACGGTATCTCAAAGGCAGGGGCTTCAGCCCAAACAGGCTCAAGCGAACCTGGTCCCTTCGCGGGACACAGCACTCCAGCAACGGGTGGTCTTGGCGTGTTGTCATCCCACTGTTCGACGCCGCGTCCCGCATCGTCGCATACCAGGGCAGGGCCATCGCAAAGAACACCGAGCCGAAGTACAGCATGACGCCAAACAACGACATCCTAGTCGACCCCAAGAGCATCGTATACGGCGAGCACGCTGTGCCTGGGAACACAGTGGTCATCGTCGAGGGAGTCACCGGCGTCTGGCGTCTAGGGCCGGGCGCTGTAGCTACACTGGGCATCGACTGGAAACTGGAACAGGCCAACAAGCTCCGCCACTATACTAACCGGTTCGTGCTATACGACCCCGAGCCGAAGGCGCAGCAGCAAGCCGAGAAGCTTGCTCAATGGCTATCGATATATCCGGGCACCACCGAGATTCTTAACGGGTTCAGTACCGATCCGGGCGACTTTATAGAAGAGGCCGCCGTTCGGCTTATGAAGGAGATCGGCTTATGAGCAAACGCATCAACCCATACAAGCAGTTTCGGGGCGTCTTCATCCCGAATGGGCTGCTTGCCGACCCATCCATAACAGCATCGGCTAAACTGGTATGGGGAAAGCTGGCCCAGTGCGCTGGGAAGCACGGTGTTGCCTGGCCGTGCCACACAACAATCGCCAATGCGGTGGGGCTTACCACACGCCGCCAGGTCTACAACATCATCAAGCGGCTGGAGGAAGCGGGATTCATCGAGGTCGTACGGCCCCGCGGCCAACACAAACTCATGCACCGCACTGCCCGTTACTACTTCCTGAACCACCCATCCTTGGTGAACACCAAACCAGAGACCGCCGTCGCCCGAAAGCAATGGGACGAAGCGCACACACTAGCAGAAAATGGCATCTCCGAACTACCTGATACGGTCACTCGGAGGGGAAATGCATTTCCCCTCTTAGAGGGGAAATGCATTTCCCCTCCAACTGAAGAGACTCAGTGTAAGAGAGACAGAGTGTCCGCCGTCGCTAGCGCGACGAGCGGACGGTGTGTGTCAAAAGCGGAACTCCATCCAAGATGGATGAAGATGGCCAGGAAGCTACATAGAGCGGCGTTTACCAGAACACACATTGATCGGAAACGCCATCTAGATGAATGGGCCAAGCGGATCGAACAACTACACCGACTCGACAAGGTGCCACGAGATCGCGTCGAGCGTGTTCTGGTGTGGTACTGCCAGGCCGTCCGCGACAATGACGATGAGTACCTGCCAGAGGGTTTTTGTGGCCGGACCTTCCGCTCGAAGTTCGAACGCATAGAGGCGGCGATGAAACGAGCCGCCAAGACAGAGCCCGCCAAGAACACCAAGCCACGACAAGGGCCCATCATCCGGGACGACGTTACAGGAAACTATATGCGGACGTGGCGCAACGCCGCTGGTGAAGTGGTCGAGGTCGAGAGCGGCCTGAACAAGCACGGCAAGCCCATCCGCAAGCGCAAGGATGCCAAATGAGACGACGACGTGTTGACTCCGGCCTAGAGCGGCAGTTCCTGATAGCGCTGGCCACCAGCAAGGCGTTCCTAGCCACGGCCAGCAGCGCCTTGGACCCCACGCTATTCCAAAGCCGCCCCGCCCAGCGCGTAGCGCAGTGGTGCCTGGACTACCACCGTTCGCACGACGTTGCGCCGTGTCGCAACTTGGAGGCGATCTACTACTCCTGGGCAGAGTCCGGCGGAAGTAGCGACACAGAGGCAGACGCGGTGCATGATTTGCTGGAGTTCCTATCGGCGGAGTTCGACCGGGCGGGGGAGCTGAACATACCCCACCTCATCGACGAGCTGGGCGAGTACGCCAAGGGCCGCGCCTTGGCCCGGCTTCAGGAATCCCTCGCAGGGGCGCTGGCCACGAATAACCGTGAGGAGGCCGACCGTGTCGTTGCCGAGTACCACGCCCCGCTGATAGGCCAAGGCATCGGGTTCGACCCGCTAACAGATAGGGCGGCGTGGCAGCGTGCATTCGCATCACCGCAGGAGCCACTGCTGGAGTTCACGGGCAAGATCGGCGAGTTCCTCAATCCCGCACTAACACGCGACGCGCTGGTCGGTCTGCAGGGACCGGAGAAGTCAGGCAAGACCGGGTGGTGCGTGGAGTTCGTCATGCGTGCGTTGCGGGCCAGGCGGCGGGTGGCTTTGTTTGAGGTCGGCGACCTCAGCGAGAGCCAGGTGATGCTTCGCATGGGCATCCGGCTGACTAACATGCCACTTTGGAAGACGCAGGTCGGCGACATCCAGGTTCCATGTAAACTGCACCATAGGAGCAAGGAGGAGATCGAGGCCGATGAGCAGGGCGCTCCGTTGGTGGATGTCGACTACAGGATAAAGAAGAGCAGCAGCGTGGTGTCCTACCGGGCGTGCCGCAAGGCCTGCAGGAAGTTCATGCGGGCGTGCGGTATGACAAAGGACAGGCCGGGCGTAATGGTATCAGTCCACCCGAACAGCTCCATCAACGTCGGCGGCATCGAGGCCATCCTACGCCGCTGGCGGCAGGAGCGGGACTTCGTCCCCGACGTTATCATCATCGACTACGCCGACATCCTCGACTGGGAGGAGGACGCCAAGCGCATGGACGTCCGGCACCGCGTCAATGAGACGTGGAAGGCTCTGCGGCGGTTGAGTCAGGTGTGGCACGCACTAGTCCTCGTGCCTACACAGTCGGATGCGGCCAGCTATACAGCACAGGTTCAGGGCATGCGGAACTTCAGCGAGGACAAACGGAAGTTCGCTCATGTAACAGGCATGCTCGGGCTGAACCAGACGGACAGGGAGAAGGAGATTGGTGTGCAGCGGCTGAACTGGATAGTGCTCCGGGAGTCCGGGTTTGTAACCCGGCGGGTGATACACGTGGGACAGTGCCCGGCGCTTGGGTACGCATACACATGCGGAGCGATCTAATGCGACCCGTGCTCTTCTCATACTTCGGCACGAAGGTGCGACTGGCGAGGAGATACCCAAAGCCGTTGTACCCAACCATCGTCGAGCCGTTCGCTGGAGCAGCGGGGTACTCCTGTCTGCACTACATAAGGCACGTCATCCTGTACGAGCTGAATCCTGTTATACACGGAGTCTTGGAGTACCTGGTGCATGCAACACCTGATGAGATAATGAGCCTGCCGCTCCTCCAACCCGACGAACAGATTGATGGTCTGGACATACCGCAGGGGGCGAAGGACCTTATCGGGCTCTGGGCGGGGGTGGCTTCATGCACGCCCGGGAAGACACTGCACAAATGGGCACGCGAGTGGCCGGGCGTATGCAAGTGGGGGGATAAGTGCAGGAAGCGGCTCTCCATATCCGTCCGCAAAATCAAGCACTGGGAAGTACACCACTCATCCTACACAGACATTCCTGTGGATGAGATCGGGCCTGCTACATGGTACATCGACCCGCCGTATCAAATAGCAGGCGTCTCTTATCCTAATGGACCGAAGCACATTGACTACAGCCACCTAGCTGACTGGTGCCGTGCACTCCCGGGCCAGGTCATCGTTTGTGAGAACGAGGGGGCTGACTGGCTTCCGTTCCGGCCGTTCTGCACGCAGACTGGTGCAAACGAGCGGGTCAAAGGAGAGGGGATGCGGAAGTCAACAGAGGTCATCTGGACGAAGGGGTCTAACGACTACCCATCACTGCTGAGGTGAAACGATATGACGGTTAGGCTGCTATCATACTTTGGGAGCAAGGTGCGACTGGCGAAGCAGTATCCACGGCCAGTCCATCGTACTATAGTCGAGCCCTTCGCAGGTGCGGCCGGATACTCCTGCCTGCACTACAGGAGGCGCGTAGTGTTGTGGGAGATCAACCCCGTGGTTTATGGGGCGCTCGATTATCTAATCCGCTCCACGCCAGATGAGATCATGAAGCTGCCGCTGCTCGGGCACGAGGACAGCCTTGATGACTTCAAGATACCACAGGAAGCGAAGTGGCTCATTGGGTTCTGGGTGGCG